TCAGCTTAAGCTGCTTTCGAATACTTGTTCCATACTTACCCTCCCCTCTGGGAGCAGGTTATGGGCAGTAGAGGGAGTCGGATCTTATCCATTAGGGAGATGACTTTTCTAAGGTCACCTCCCCTAGTGAGTGGGATATTGAGTGAGCTAGCCTACCTAAACACAAAACAGATCAAAGGCCACTTCGATCAGGCGTATCACGACCAAAGTCGAATTAAACCGCTCACGCGGATTATGAGCAATACGTTGCTTACCTATCGATTTCTTTAGAGTAACCTTAAACATGTCTTGCGGTCTGGTCGGCTCTACGGAATTTCCGAATGAGTTTTGTCCACGATCGCACCCGCTTAGGATATTTATCCACCTTCCGGTGGGAAACATCCCGTTCCTCCCTTTGGAGACGAACTGCAGTAGGCACCAACGCAACTTGCTCTTCCAGATCTTCCATAGTCTGTAATAGACGAAGAAGAGTCGCTTCATCCTTACTAGCAATCACCCGGTTGATGTCTTTGATGATAACATCAATCTCATCTAATTTCTTCAACATCGGTGCTTTGAAGGGAACAATTACGTTCTCTTCCCACCATCGCGAGAGCCCAAACCAGGCCATGCGCTCAAAAGCGCTCCCCCAGTACGCCCGCAAAGCGGGTACTAAGTCGAAACTTAGCATCGCCTTATAAAGGCGACGGCGGAGGTTTAAGCCTTGGAAGTGCTCAATACGCTGTCTCACGACAGCCGCGATAGTCGGCCAAGCCCCTTGGTGGTCCAACGTTGCCCCGCTTGCGCGGGTCATCGTGTACCAATCAAGGAGAGTGGCAACACCGTGCGAAGAACCCGGACGAGAAAGAAGTAATACGATTGATCGTGCCCGGCGACCCATACTAAATATCAGCTTTTGGCCTAGTCCAGTACAGGTCGACAGACCCAAACCTATAAAGCGCCCCATCATGTAAAAGGATGGAATTTTCCCTGTTCGGGAAGCAACCTGCGAAGCGATTTCGGCGAGATCTCTCACACCGAGCCAGCCTACCGCTAATCCCAATAAAGGCACAGGAGTTACCTCCGTACCTCTATGGAAGAAGCGTTTAGCGAACTCGAGTGACAGATTGTTGCTTACTATCGACTTCGACAGATTGATTTCCACACCAATCACACGGCAGAGCTCTAGATACTCGCGAGCGACCCGATAATCTCCTATTACCAGATCGTCCCCGAGAACCGCATATCTCTCGAACCAACCTCTGCATCCCGCTTTCCAAGCGGCGAACTGCACCATCATATGATGGGTTAAGGCTAACATGGCCCAAGAGCTGTACGCTCCCATTGGTTGACCAACTGCGTATCGAAGGCTGCGCGCGAACGCGCCGGTCTCGCCTTTATGGCGTTTCCACCCTTCTTGCTTTATAAGCTCGTCGGGTGCCTTATAATCTCGATCGCAGAGGATCGCCCGCCAGTGGCGTGCAAACTCCGGAGTCATGAAAAGCCCTAATAACACCTCTTGTAACATAACGGGAATCCTATCCGTTGCAGCAGTCAAATCAAATGACCAGACGCGGTGATCCCGACCTTCCTGCAAAAGCGCGATTAAGCGCTTCACAGGAGCAATTTGGTCGAAAGTACCGTCCTGAGGAATTAACCTCAGAATCTTGTCAAAGATCATTCTGTGCAAAGGATAGAGTAACCATTGTGTTAAAGAATCCACCATAGCAAAGACTCGAAGTTTTCCAGGTTCCTCCTTAACGCTTAACTTTCCTAACCAAAATGCTCCGTGATGGGGCGCGAACAGGACAGGGAATTTTGATCCCATATATCTAAGCACGTCCGCAAGGACGGGCGAAAATAGTATCCATGAACGCGTAACCGCCACAAGCACTTGGAAGGAGGAAAAGAGTTGAGGACGTTGAACCCACGCGAGTAAGTCGCCAATAATATTATAACTATTGACTCTTCCTCGACGTGAGTTAGGACCGGATTTCAAGAGCGGAAATATTGAGACAACATATCCCCAGATCTCCAACCGACAACCTCTGGCCAACGAACCGCTCTTCTTAACAGCTGAAGATGACTTATCCTTCACCACGATCCCCATCGGGTTAGGGTGCATCTCCGTTGCAATAGAAGCGGCTCTTGAACCAAAGGGCACCGGAACGAGATCTGATCGGGCACACTTCACACCAAATCCCTCTAAATAACCGAAGAACACTATTGCAAATGAACTCCAGCTACTCATGAACGATCCAGTGATCGGTACACCTGGAGCTGTA